ATGGCATCTTATAGTATTGAAAAGCGAACTCTAGCAAGTGGTGAATCTCGCTACAAAGCCACCGTTACGGTGAAACATCGAAGCAAAATTGCTCAACGTTTTTCCAAAACTCATAAGAAGAAAACGCTCGCTACTGCCTGGGCAAAAAACGAAGTCCGAAAGATAGAAGAAGGTGAAACTCAAGACCGTTCTGTCCCCATTGGCCAGCTGCTAGACATGTTCATTGAAAACAGAAACCTCTGGGACAATACTGGACGATCTAAACAAACCGTCTTAAAAATGCTCCGCGATTGTGACATAGCAAAAATCTATTCCGATGAGCTAACCACTAAAGACTTAATTGAGCACTGCCAAAATAGATGCAGTACGGGAACCAAACCCTCTACCGTCTATTCCGACATCTATTTTTTACGTTCGGTATTCAAACGAGCTAACCCTGTATTCAACGTTGCTGCGAACGTGAACACATTCTTAGAAGCAACACCCATTCTGTATGAAATGAAACTCATCGGTAAATCAGAGAAACGAACAAGACGCCCTACTACCGATGAAATAGACCTGTTAAAAGAAGCACTAGAAGAACGCGAGCAGCGTAGAGAAAACAAAATCCCCTACTCTATGCTTCTAGACTTCAGCATCCTGAGCTGTATGAGAGTCAGCGAAGTGTGTGGTATACGGTGGGAAGACTTAAACGAAGAACTTAAAACAGTGATCGTACGTGACCGAAAAGACCCACGTAAGAAAGAAGGCAACCATATGGTCGTTCCTCTACTTGGTGAAGCATTCGATATTGTAATGAAGCAAGAGCGTAAGGGAGAGTTGACATTCCCTTACAACCCACGCTCAGTTGGCCGAGGCTTGTTGAAGTGTGTCAGAAGGTTGGGATTGATAACCTACGCTATCATGACTTACTTCGTGAAGGTGCAAGTCGTTTGTTCGAGAAAGGCTTTACCATTGAGGAAGTTGCTCAGGTGACAGGACATCGAAACTTGAATACCTTGTGGCAGGTTTATACCCAGCTATTCCCACATAAATTACACGAACGTAAGATATAAAAGCGATTAATGGTTTGTAGTGAATATAAACATATTGACTCGAAGGGATCTATTTGAACCCACAAATAGAATCCCTTCCCGATGGTGAACAAAGGCTATTCAACCTATCAGGTCCTGTACAAACGTTGTGAGTTATATTGTTAAATTAGGATATAACTGTTTAGCGTCCGTTTGAGTAACTTGTTAGGCTTTATCAAGCTCAATCCTTGCTCTTAGCTTACTTACATCTTTACCTATTTGTACCATAACCGACTCCATGAGGTGCTCTGTAGATTCTGCAAAACGATCGTAGACTTTTCGTAACTGTTCATTTTCAACAGGCGTTTCATCCTCTTTTGAAAGAACCTCTTGCATATCGGCCTCTCTCACAAATTCGGAGGAACTTTTACGTAGTTCACTAAAAGCTTCTTCTAGTTCATTTGATATATATAGTTGTTTCTTTATCATTAATTTTCTTAAAGAAATGTACGTAGTATAATAGACAAAACCCCACCCCTCATGCACTTCTGTGGCGAACTCTTCTTCCATTTCTTCAATGTACTTATTTTTAATACCTAAAAGCTCAAGGTATAAATCAATTCTTACATCAAAAAACTTTTGATAAAATTCAAGAGAAATACCACCAAATTGCTCTTGAGAGCCTTTAACAATATCCAATGCATGTTTTGTTTTTTCCAAAGCTTCTGTATTTTCCGCCTTTATTTTTTCTAAATTTTGCGTGGACTTTGACTTAATTAATTCCAAATCTTGTGTCGACTTAGACTTTAGTAGCTCTAAATCTTGGCTAAATCCAGCTTTTAAGACTTCTAAGTCTTTATTAATTTTTGCTGAAGTCTCTTTGGCTAATCTATCTGTCCACACTTTACTGAGAAATTTTGCTAAACCAGCTACTATCGCAGCAGCTCCACCAAATGACCCCATTATGGTACCTAATACTTCTAAATTCATAGCTAACTTCCTTAAAAGCCTAACGCCCGCTTAAGTGGTGAGTAAAGGTGTGCCAAAATTGTAGCGAAACGAATATGGCACGCGTTTACAAGTCCCTGCTGCGTTTGTTATGTTTAATTTTTTCTCTCGAACTCAATTCTTTCTGCTCTAAGCCTATTTAATGTCTCACTAAAACTAGGCATCTCTAGTTTAGACAATTGCATGGTTAGAGCTTCTATACTTACTAACGGCTCCCCAGATACGGCTTGCTCCCAACTGTTGTTAGTATAAAACTTTGGGGCAGAAGATAATGACAACTTCCCACTTTCAAACCTATACTCTTCTACTTGATGAACTCGTTCACTAGCATAAGAACTATTGTCAATTACCCATGAAAACTGAAGGATATTCCCCGAATCTGTATTCACTATGTTAAAGTCGTTTGAAAACGTTCCGGAAATAGTCTCAGTACTCATTTCATCATATATGGCTAACGTAGATCGATAAGCACTATAAGGGTTGTGTACTTTAAAATCTAACTCTGGCAAATTATGAGGATATGGTGTTTTTGAAAGCATTTCTCCTGCGGGATTAAAAATTAATACACTGACTTGCTTATCGTAGTGCAAACCATATATTTTGTTTGTAAATACAGTGATTATTTCTTTCACACCATCAAGGTCTAAATCCAACACATGATACTTTACAGATGTAGGCAAAAAATCATCTGCTAACCTTGCGGTCATTGGGTATTCTTTATAACGAGAATCTTTAACATTGTGATAAATTTCCAACGATTTTACCGGAGTGCGATCTAACAAAATTGTTAGAACGTCTGATCTAAAATTTAGAAGTTCCGCACTCTCCTCCCAGCTTGCGTTTTGACGCCGATTTTCTTTAACTTCAACCGCTAAGGGGAGTGTCATTCGGTTTTTTTCAGAGATGCTGTTAGATATGGGTATAAACACATCCTGTAATATACCGCCCCACAAAGCAACCGCAGTAATAACACAGTTGATTAGGAATAATGGTTGAAACAAATGATGATGGCAAAATAGGAATCTAGTCTTGTTTTTACACCAGGTTCTCTTTTTTGTTAATCCAATGCATCTCAAAATGACAACCTCCATTTAAAATATAATGTCTATGTAATAATCGCCGTGTTAATTGTTTTTTATAAGCCTTCCTCAATAATTAGGATATTCTAATCGCGCTTGCTCTAAAAGCACCAAGCATTCTGCATGACCTAATTTCCATTATAATAAACCAGCCTGTTCAATCTTGTCTTTAAAATCAGGTTCCAATGGAAATACATGAGAATAACTAGAGAGAAACCATGATAAGTATATTAACACTTCAGGATCTACAGAGCCTTTAATTTCCATATGCAGAAGACTAACTTCAAATATTGATAAATGATTACTAGTGGGTTTAAAATTAATTTTTGAATCAGGGTCTTTGTCCGCATGCTTAAAGAAATTCCGAGCTTTATTTAGTTCATTATTTAAATCCTTTTCCCCTTTTTTAGATAAATCAGGATGCTGACGATAAAAACTATGTTTTGAGAACTTTGGGGCAATATCTCGAAGTACCTGACTAGCCGCTTCAGATAATGTACAAATTGATACTGGATCCGATTGTTTAAAAAACAATTCTATCGCTAAATGTAGTTGTCGTTCTGCTACATCAAACTTGCTTAATTCCAATGTGTCCACTAGGTCTCCCTCTCTGGCTTACAACGTTCTGTTAAGGCGTGAGTAACAATACCAAAACCACCGCAAACCACCTTAACCACAACAACCAACGCATGGTAAGAATGCCACGTATTGCGAATCCCTCTTGAACAGTTTGCTATGTACGTTGTTCAATCAGTGCAGAGATATGTCCCAAAACCGCTTTCTTGCGCTCCAACTCGACCAACTCAAATCGCTTGATGCCTTGTATGGCTTCTATTTTAGAATCTGGAACAAATTTGCCTTCAAGAGGGTGACTATCTGCCCCATAAATAGGTTCGCGAACTTTATTAAATTGATCTGCGGTAATGTCTATCACTCGGCCATCTACTTCAACCCAGTAATGATGTTCATCAGATGAGTGTTTGTAACCATGAACAACCAAGAACTCTTTATCTGGGAATTTTTGAGCCAGCAGTGCAGCCAAGAAATATGAAGCGCTTTCACAGCTATTTTTGGGAAAGCTGTAGAAAAAAGGCAGATCAATATTTTCCTTATTTTCTAGGAAGACTTCTCTCACCATTTTTGAAAATTCGTACATTTTTCCTCCTAGTACAAAACGCCCTGCTAAGTGGAAAACAGGCGTTGGCTATAATCGCGAAGCGATGGGCGACTGTTATTTTTCCATTTAATCAACTTGTTAAGTTTATAGTTCAGCACTTGCACCGAACCCAAATTGATTGATAGTTATATTTTCTGGCGAAAACTGCACAACAAAGCCAAATTTGGATTTATCAGAAACTTCAGGGATTACACCTTTTGGCAAGCCAGTGAATTCTAGTTCTGGTGCAATGCGCATGGGTACTGAAAATATTACTTTAAATGTATTGTGCCCAATGCCAATTATTAGAGGTTTGTTTGGCAAATTTTTTGCTTCTACAAATGGAGCCGCGTTATCAGTGATTGTGCCTAAAATATGCTCAGCGAGTTGACCTTGCTCTACTCGGCTATCCGTACCGCGGAACTGATAAAAGGTTTCAGCTGCAGATTTCATTTTCCTGTACTGTGCAAGTACAGCAGATAAAACCTCATCTTTTTGGTTGTAGTTAGTTAGTTCAGACTCGTAGCGCTGCAGGGTAGCTATCTGACTAGTGATGGGATCAATTTTTTCATTAATTGAACCAAGAGACTCTTGCAGTTGCTGCTTATGTTGCTCGTCCTGTAATTTTGATTTCAAGGATTCCCAGCCAACGAGTCCACCAACAGCTCCGCCCAGCACCGGCACTATTACTGTTAGTAGGAACATTAGAGGGTAAAGCTTAATTATTTCCATACGTATGATCATTACTCCTGAAATTTGACGCCCTGTTAAGGTGTAAGTAACGCAATACCGAAGTTCCCGCATACCACCTTACACACAAAACGCAACGCATAGCAGAACGCCAAGCGTTGCGAGTCACTCTTAAACAAATTGTTATCTGTAACTATCCCATAACACTGAAAACATGGTTTGATTATCAATCCCCTTTGTAGCGGTAATGACATCGAGGCTCGGAAGTAGAAAAAAAGTTATAGTTAGCCAAATTACATTCGTAATTAAAGCCAACCATACACCTATAGATGTACCCTTGAAATCTTTCTTTCCATCTCCAATGATGAAGAATATTAAAGCTATAAACCCCCCTGCAGCATACAATGTTAGCGGGTGATCGTATCCAAGTTCATTCCCTATTAGTGCTGCAAAAATACCAACGACAATAACAACCAATATCGCAAACAACGTGTTATTCCCCAAAATCCCCTCCTAACTTGATTAATTCACATAACATTCTAAATAACAGGCAGTTTCGTTTTTCCATCTGCCTTACTTTCAACAAACTTACCATAAACAACTGAAAATTATAGTAAATGTATCGAGAACCGTATTCTGTCATCACATAAAAACGCGCCAACGTTGTGATATTCACTATTGTCAATTTCAACAATAAAAAGGCGACCCTGAGGTCGCCTTCGCTTTTCTAAATCACCGCCTTCATGACGGTGGTAACAACTTTCCCGATTACCGCGAACTCGTCGAGTTTCTCCTCATTCACGATAAATGAATCATATTCTTCTTTGTTGTCTGAGATGACGTTATAGCCCTCAGCCATGATGTCGTACTTCAGGCGCTTTATGTAAACGTGCTTACCAATGCGAACAACATAGACACCATGCTTTACTGGGTGGTCGAGTTCTCGGGTATCGACTAATACTTCATCGCCGTCACTCAAAGTGTCTTCCATTGAGTCACCTTGGCAAGTAATGATACGAGCAGTCTCTTCGTTTAGCCCGAAACGATGTAGCCACTGACAGGGAACAAATTCAGTTCGTATTTGATACTCAGCTGTATTCTCTGCTCCCCAACCACAGGCAGCATAAACGTTATAGACTGGAACTGGACACATATCTAATTGGTGAATCAATCGTGACTCAGCGATATTAGGCAGGTGAATCAACTTGCCCTCACCCACCAACAACTCCAGATTTTTCTTAGCTTCAGAAATCGCTAGATACTCAGCACGAGCTTCTTCAGAAGCATCCTTCCTTGCTTGCACTGTTACGCTCTTTGCGTGCTTCTCAGCAGCTCTCTTAAGAGTTGGGTCGATTTCACTAAATGAAGGTTCACCTAAACTCAATAATGCTTCCGCTTCACCTTTATCGGTCACATATTTTTGAATCAGTTGGTTTTTTACATCAATATGGAAATTAGAAATATGGTACTCAAAAGCCCGTCCATTTCCTGACGCCTTTCTTTTCAACCAATTGTTTCTTCTAGCTTTTTGGCTAATACCCACAATGGTATTAGGCATCCCTTCCAAGCCTAACAACTCAGAACTAACAAACCACCCTTCCATAAACCCTAATAAACCCCAACAAACCCTAACAAGCCACCTGACGACAAACCAATTGGATCGCTTAATTAACCTCAACAAACCACTTCAAACCAGAGTCACTAAGCTGCGATAAACCACTTAGAACGCAGATAGTGATTCAAATGAAACTATAACACGTCAATCTGTTAGAGAAAATGAGGATAACTCTATGAGTATGGATATTCACTACGGGCTTCAAGCAATGTTTGGTAAGCCGATTGTCCAATTAAGCGAAGTTTCAGAAGCATTTTTCGGAATGAAGTATGCGACGGCTAAAGCCAAGGTTAGCAGCCATGAATTCCCTATTCCTGCCTTCCGTCTCCATGAAGAAAGTGAAGCTAATAAAGGTACAAAAGTTCCGTTGTTGATTCGAGTTAACGACCTTGCTGATTACGTTGTAAGAAAACATGAGGAAGAGCGAGCAAGGATGGAATCCATCTACGGAAAGTTTCATCGTCATTAATAACCACCTTCGAAGCTAACCACTTTTCTTATGTTTCATAGTGAGTATCAGACATGGAAGTGAACCAGACAATGTGCATCTTTTTATCGGATGTACAAGAACAGTACAACGAAGCATGCAGCTTGTTTCGAGCACGACACCGTAACGAGCTAACAGACATAGCCAAAGCTTGTGGCCTTCGCTCAAACATGTTGCGTAACAAGCTGAATATCGAGCAACCGCACGTACTTTCTTTACCTGAAATGATGGCAATTTCTAAAGCTACGGATGACTACGTAATTTTAGAAGTTGTACTTCGCCAGTTAGGGCTAGTTACCGCTCATATTCCTGAAGATGAAAGAGAAACGTTTATTAAACGTGCTCTAGACAACTCTGTGATTGCTGGAGAGATCTCTCAGCTTGCGTTAGACACGGCAGGCAAAAGAGCCCTGCCTCGCTCAACTCGAAACTCAATTATCAAAACAGCACAAGCTGGTATTAACAACTTAGTGCTGCTCATCAATGACCTAGAAGACCGCACAAGTGGTGCACACCCTTTCTTATGTATGGGTGTGGACTTGATAGCCAACGGTGCGCCTTTACCCGGTCTTACTTAATTACGGGGTGTAATTATGAAAACTCTACTCAAAACCATCACTTCAGGTACAGACAAAATTTATGTCTACGAAGCTGGATATGTAGAAGGCGTGAAAGCTGCTCAAGCCTATTTAGCAGGCCCTGGCGGATGGGGAGCTTCTATGTACTTCCCTTTGTATAAGGTCGAAGACTTCGCTCAAAACCAAGCTCAGATTGCCAAGTTCCTTGAGCTTGCTAAAGAGAAACTCGGGATGGAGAAAGAACCATGCAATATGAACCTCACCCACAACTAATTTTTTAGGAGCAATGACGTCATGAGTAATCTCGAAAATCACCTCTTTGAACAATCATTTGAACTCATTGCACAGCGCTTTAGTTCAAGTAGTACAACGCAACAGCATGAATTGCTATGCCAATTAGATGCCATTGCTAAGAAGCAAACACCCATTGAAACACATCGTTCTCAAGCTGACATATTAGCCGATATTAAAAAGGCAATGGACGGTGAACGTGCTCGTTTGTTTTTCGGGCATTCATTTCCTAGTTGGTATCGCAACGGTTCGATCGAACAAGTTTCACAGCTTCACCGCTGGACGAGCTTAGATATGGGTAACCGCCACCTGTTTCTTGAAATGCTTGGTCTACGTGACCTCGGCCACTTTGATGATGAAGCGTTATATCAATTCGAACAGTTTTGTTTGTCAGCTGTGGGGACGAAGTGATGCTGAGTTATATAGCGATAACTTTGAACAGCGGTGGCGGCGTGGTTCGTCACGCTGAAACCAATGAGGTAATGAACCTTCACTTAGGCGAGTTTGAAACGCCAAAACTTGCTATTGAGTCAGCATGCGAGGCGTTGAACTGCGAACACGTTATGAACGGCGTGATCATAAAGGGCAATCACACTGGCGGCCACATGATTATGGACACACAGGAGTTTAGCGAATTATGAGTGACGTTACTTTTAGACCTGCTAAATCGACGGCTGACTTGCCTATCACTTCCCCAATACACAAGCCCTGCCCTGATATGCCGGGAATGGAGAACCCAGATCCAAAGAAACGAGAGCGAGCGCGCTTTTTAGTGTCGAAGTTGCGCGAAAAACACGGCATTAAAAAGCGTGTTAAGGGCAACTCTCAGCCAATGAATTATGTGTGTAGTGAAAACGGGTGCGCTGAACCTTGGGGCTCGGTAAGTAATGCGAATCCAGGGGATGTGAAGCAGTAAATGAGAAGTTATATAGCAGTCCAAGCTATTCGTAATTGTGCCAAGTGCCAAAGCAGCCAAGTGTTTTGTGAACAAAGTTTAGATGACACCCCAAAACATTATGTTGCCTGTAATCAGTGTGGGCATGAGGGCAATACAGCGCAAAATTACAACCAAGCTGTAACTGAATGGAATTACCCGTCCGATAAGAAAAGCATTCGAAGTTACAAGGAATACTAAGTGTACCCATTATTTGCTCGTGAATTTTTACCTCGATTACCTCGCATTGTTCAAGATGATGTGAGGTTTCAGGTTTCCCGCCGTAAACGTCGTACTAACGCGACTCAACAGAACATCGACCGATTCACTAATGACTCAGTGAAACACGCACTCAAGTACTCTCCATTTATTGAAGATAAATACACTTTTGTAGATGAACGAAGCAATGCACCAGAAAGGCAGCGTTTGCATAGTAGTGTGCGCAGTTCAGTAGAGCTAAATCATCGTGTTTTGATGTGTGATGAAGCATTAGAGCATTTAGCTACAAACCTCACTGAAATGTTCACACGCTTGATCCAAATGACTGAGATTGAAGAAGGTGAGTCGAGTTATGTCGATGCGCTTGAAAAAGTGTTTTATGGCATTCGTGAAGATATGAAGCATTTTTATATCAAAGCTCCACAAATTAAAAAGAAACACGAAACCATAGAGGACGCAGAGCGCGAATTAGAACGTGCTATTCGCCGTTGCCTAGATGTGAGTTATCTAGTCCGCAAGTTTAAGTTCTTACGTACTCAATATATAGAGTATTCACAAATTGCTTTGAGTCGCGTTGGCGGCAACAAAGGTCAACGTAAGTATGTATCGAGTCGTTCTTATGCCCGTAGGGAAAAGAAGCAAATCGAAGCAGAGCAATTTGTAAATTCTATGTCTGTGTTGAACGATGAGCAGGTCAAGCGTTTGATTTATCGGAAGTGGTTAAACGAACTACGGCAAACCCAGAAAACCGCCGCATTGAATTGGTGGTTCGTAGCCGTGGAGATGAAGAGCGTGCAATTGAAATGGGATATGAAGGCGTTTTTGTTAACTGGACATTGCCAAGTAAATACCATCGTAATTCGTCTAAATGGAACGGCTGCACACCCAAAGAGGCCCATGAAGTAATGATGGCTAAATGGCGATGTGCACGAGCTTGGTTTAAAAAGCCAAAGATTGATATTCAATGGTTTGGGCTTCGTGTCGCTGAACCTCACAAGGACGGTACGCCTCATGCTCATATGTTTTTGTATGTGCACCCAAGGCAAAAGCAAGACCTGATAGACATCATTGAGGGTATTGCTATTGATGAAGATAAAAGCGAACTCATCATAAACGGTAAGCTTGATAAAACTCCTCGTATAACGATTAAAGATTGTGACCCGTCACAGGGTACGGCTACGGGTTACATCATCAAGTACATTTCCAAGAACATTAATGGTGCACATATGCCAGAAGGTGATGTGAAACAAACGGCACCTTCTGCGACAGCATGGGCGCGTATACACAGAATTAAGCAATTCTCTCAATCTGGCTCTCCTTCTGTCGGGCTCTGGCGACAATTACGCAGAGCTAATCCAACGGAAACTGCTTTCGATGAAGAGTTAGAACAGCTTCGAGATCATGCTGATAATTCCCGCTGGAAAGGTTTTTGCGAATTGGGCTTCAAAGCCAAGCTGGCTTATGAAGATAAATTCAACCAATACGGTGATACGGTAAAGCGCGTCATTGGAATCAATTGGCTTGGTAAGGTCATCGCAACATGTAGCGAGCAATTTAGTTTGGTGAAAACTAAAGAGGTAAAGCGTCGTGCTCTTGATCTTAAAAAGGGCGGCGCCCTTCCTTGGAGCACTGAAAATAAGTGTAACCAGAAAGACGAAATACCGATTTCGCCACTTGAGCAAGCATTGATGGACGTGACCGGATGGAGCGTTAAAGGGGTTCAATGCTTGCTGCGGCCATTGTCGCTTGGTGCTACTGTACCAATAGACAAACACATGTCCTTAAAACTTAGAAACGGACGGTTAGCCACAATATAAAAAGAGGCATATATGAGTTATTGGTTTGGTATTGGCTCGTCAAAAGTGGAGCTTGTGGGAAGCTTTGAAACATTAGAACAAGCGCAACGCGCCTATGAATCAGAACCCGAAGCAGCGGTAGGCATATTTAATGCCTCTACAGAAAGTTACGCGTTAATTATGCTAGAGAAGCTCAACCCCAAACCGATAGTTAGCTCTCTGCCTTTGAGAATGCGCCAAGCATACCTACTCGGCAAAAGAGGCGGGAAAAACCCCTATGCACTTGGTAGCCAAGAGTTTAACGACTTTGAAAGAGCTAGAGATAAATAGCGTTCAATCACTTAGGGGTGGGCATTGAACGTATTAATTAAAAAGGGAGATTACATTAATGCTAATGCCATGCCCAACATGCGGATGCAAAACCCGAATTGTTACTTCACAAGAAATGTCAAACGAGACACGGAAAGCCTACTGGCAGTGCCTCAATTTTAACTGTGGTGTTCGCTTTCATACGCTTACTTCTGTAGAGGGGATTATCGACTCTGTTGGAGTGCCGCCAGATCCAAAGCTACAACCAGAGCTGTGCAAGGGTGATGTGAACCAGATGGATATTTTTGAATCGGAACAACCAAGCGCTTAAAGCAGAAGTCTAGACTACGGGTATTTTGAATAAATGAACCTTATTCCTAAAAAGCGCCTTGATGCTCTGCTTGAAGTTATCTCAAAAAGAGATATGCCAGAACAAACTCGTAAAGCAGTGAAACTGGTGTTCGAGTCTGGTTATTCTTACGAGCTGGCTTCACTAAGAACTGGCGTATCAAGCAAACGCGTGTCATTGGCCGTGCGTAAGCTGAACCAAATGGATGAGATGTTACTGAAGGCGTATAGAGTGTGATGATGGATAGAAACTCAATGGATTTATACTTTACCCAAGAAATAAAGAGGCTTACTTAAGTAAGCTCCCAAAAGCTTTTGATAGTCTTGTATTCTGGAGACTCAGTGTTGCTAGCTATATCGCGTAGTTGATACAACAGATATTCTGTGGAAACTCCGATTTTCATATCAGGATCTTGAAGATATTTATCACAAATGTCATGTAGTTCAGTCATGCTTTGAATTAATGGCTTCTGTGCTACTTTGCTTCCTTGTTGTTCATTTACTTCAGCTTTGTTGGAGATAAATCCAGCTGTTGGAATATCGGTTCGGCATATGCCAACGAATTCTGGCTTACCACCTCTTTCTACCCACCTAAAAAAACCAGTAACAAGAATGTCATCCTTTGCTAAGTCTTTTATCTTGTTCTTTTTGATACTTGATTCTTCAGCGAGTTCCCTTGCCATACCATACCTAATCACACCTAAGAGATCGTCAGAGCCTGAATTTGAAATGTCATTCCAGTCTAAGGAGCCTGAACCTGTAGAGACTACGCTGTTAATACTTATTTGAGCGTTGCTATTTTGAATCCAAAAAACCAAATTGTTATCTGCTGTAAGAGCCAGCAAAGTAACGCCTATGTGATTGGAAAAACCTGATGATGCTATGTCTATAAGCTCCCCGTCTACTTGAGGGATCATGTTGTTAAAATTTACTGTAGTGTCAATGTTTGACAGGACTTTACCGGAGGCTTCATTGGTGAGTAATGAACAATAATATGAAGTTTTACCTAGATGAATCAGACCACGTTTGGGATATACATTACTCATCAAAGCTACTTTTTGTTCATTGAACAAATACCCTTGAGCTTGTGCCTTGTAGATTAGAAAATCAGTCAGTTTGCTTCGGCTTTCACTCCACCTTTTGAGTGTTCTTTTTTCGAAGTCTTTATGCAGTTCGAATCCCAAATCTATTTGGTTTATTAAATCTACATTGATTCCATTTGAATGAGATATTTTAGAACTACTTGGTAGCGTTTCAATTTCAAAGGCAGGAGTTTTGTCAGTTTTTAAGTTTTCTAAGAAACCAATAAATTCATCGGAGTTATTACAGTTAGTGTATTGCGACTCCAATTGACCTACATAGCTCAAGAAATTCTGTGACAATAGAACGGTTATACTCAAGTATGTTGTAGAAATGGCAATTATGGCTGGTATCAGCGAAAAAGCAGGAAATAGAGTTAACAACACACATAACACGAATAAAAAAATCGCAATTCGACCATGTGAGCTCAAGTGCTTGTGTTTGTAATACAGTACGGATAGGTTTTCTTGGAAGTGAAAGCGCACTAGGAACCTGCTTGAATTTTATTAAGTCATTGTTTATAAGAATCTATCATGGATAGTTGTATTAAGTGACCATATTTGTGGGATTTAAAAAATTTATGTGAGATGAATAAAAGGAAATTACCCAAGATGGACTATCTACTGTTACTCAATGAAACTGAGATTTACAAAGTTTACTGAAAACGAACGATCACGATCTTCGACGATCTCTAAATCCCCCATCTAAAACAGCCCTCGATGTAGATACATCGGGGGCTGTGCTCCAATACAACTACCGAAATGAAATGCGGTTCTAAGATCGCATAATTGCAGTGTGGAATTTTGGTGTGGAGGGGTGGGTGAGTCCGAACAGGGCCTGAGCGCCCTACTCCATCACTAATTTTATTCTCGCTGCCTAATTCTGATTTTCTTCTGTAGTTGGTGGCTTTTTGATATGGGAACGACAGTACGAGCACGCTAGATGGAATGGGCTTAAGCTCAATATCCTCTCGACCGCCTTTGATGGTGGTAAGCGCTTGCAAGTGAGCGAAATCCCCTACTCTGACCTACCACACATCAAAGTCATGGGAACAAAAACCCGTACATACACAATTGAAGCGGTGTTCGTTGGTTCCAGTTCTCTGGCTGATGCTAATGCCCTCATTGAAAACCTAGAAGCAACACCAACTGGCGAGCTAGAGCATCCTTGGTTGGGTGAGCTGGCTCTTCCCCTTCAATCACTGCACCGACATCCGTTCGTACAAAAACGCAGGCCAACATAGTCGAGAGCTTGTCGAAACGTTCTTTCGTAAAAGAAGTAAACGGCTTGGATGTATCGGATATTCACAGGGTTCAGAGTGATGTCACCAGCGCATTGAACGTGTTGGTCGACATCACCAACCGTTTGAACCTCGAAGATGAAAACCTTCAAGACATTAACTACGCCATCAATAAAGCATTTTCGGCAGTGAGTAGCCTCAGCACCAACCCAACTGAGTTCGCTGATCTGTTTTCTACGTCAGTGGATGCGGTAGCCGATGGTGTTCAAGCTGAGCCAAGCTCAAGCAATGAAGCGGTAGACAACTCACGCAGTGCTCAGCTTTGATGTTAAATGAAGTGAAACCTGACACACCAACTCAGCACCACAATGTACAAATGGTGACGGGCGCAGTGAAGATGAACAAAGACATCACACACCTAGAGAAAAGAGACCACTTTGATATTACTCAGTTGGCTAAGCAACCTGAAACCATAAAGAATGATCTGTCTACTTTGATTGTCGGTATCGATGAGCGCATAAAAGACACCACCCAAGTATCGACACTTAAAAGCATTGAGTTGTTCGACGCAGTCACGACATTGAAAAGTAATGTGAAGGTTCAGCAAGATAAGGTGGTCAGCGGTACCGCGCCCCATAGAACGGTGCAGTCACCACGCTTTCAATCTGCACTGACGATTGCGCACGATGAGTTCACTCAAGAAAAAGTCATCACCAAAATGAATGCACTGCAGCACCCGCTCTTCATTCGTGGTGACATTGCCGTGAGGGATGTGTCATGAACACGCTAACGATGCACATTGATGGCAAGCCGCGCACCTTCTATCAAGCAAATCTCAACTACTCCATTGAACAGCTGGCCCACACGTTCAGTTGCTCAATTGAGCCTATGAGTATTGAAAGCCCGTTATCGGTCGAGTTCTTCCTTAACGACAAGTCGATTCTGATTGGTCAGATTGATGCTGTGGATTCCAATACCGACTCAAGCGCTCACGCTGTTTCCATTTCTGGCCGCTCGAAGAGTGCCAACATGATTGATTCACGCATCACGATGGATGCACTTTATAACTTGAACGTGGAAGAACTACTTCGCCATATCGCCAAACCATTTGGTTTGAAAGTGAAAAGCCTGGTGAAGAGTATGCCGGTCATCCCTGAGTTTCAGATAAATGCAGAATCACCCGTAGAGAACGTGGCGCAGCTCATTCGAGAGCAAGGTTTTATGTTGGTTGAGCGCAATGGCGTGTTGATCATTGAAAACACCGCGCATGCAACTATCAGCAACATCGGTCTAGAAACGGGCAACAACATCGACAGCCTGAACATCAAACGCACCTTCAATCAGCAATTTCACACCATTGATGTGCAAGGCCAGTGGGATGACGCAAGCGCACAGGTCATCAATCCAAACGTCGATAGCTCACGCACTATGGTGATCACCTGTGACCAATTACAAAACCGTGAAGCTTGCTTGTCTCGTGCTAAATATGAGCGCAACCTCGCCATTGCTCAAAGCCTGACAGCATCAAGCACAATTGCCGACATGTTCCCTGAGTTGGCCATTGATGGATTAAACCGAGTGATTCGAGTCGTTGACCAAGAGCAAAGCTTCAGTGAGATGTTGGTGATCAAGTCGCTTGGCCTATCAGTGTCTGAAAGCTCTACGGAAACTTCGGTCGAACTGTTTAGGCCGTTTAAGGAGCAAAGCTATGTCTAGTGCTCTGCAGCAACAACAGCGATTAATGGCCAGAATTAAAAACGTGATTGGCACCGGCACTGTCACAGGTGCAACCACAGGCCGATTACAAATCAAAACCGCGACAGGCCGAACCAACGACAAGATAAAACGCGTGCACAACTACGGGTTTATGAGTCGTCCACTACCAGGGGCGAAAACTTACAACCTGTTCATTGGTGGAACCACATCTCGCGGCATCACCGTGAACGTAGAAGACGAACGTCACCAAATAGAGTTGGAGCCTGGTGAAGTCGCGATACTTGATGACAAAGGCAACCTTGTTCACTTTACGCAGCAAGGCATCAAGATAAATGCCTGCGCAAAGTTAGAAGTGATATCAGCGCAAGAAACCACGGTGAACGCAACGGCTGTGAACGTTACCGCACCTAAGTCGACGTTTTCTGGTGATGTAGAAATAAGCGGTAATCTGAAAGTCACTAAGAACGCTGATGTGACCGGTTCTGTGGGTGGTTCATCCGGTACGTTTGGCGGTGTCAAAGTTGAAAAGCATGACCACGACTACACAGACGACGGGACAACAAGAATAACCAAGGGGCCAAATAAAGGATGAGCCATTTCAATTTAACCGCCCTAACGGCACCACTCAGCTCTAAAGAGGGATTAACCCACGCTGTTCTACAGAGTGTTTATAACTATGCCGAATCCACTCAAAACGATCGCGCGCGTATGGCAAGCAATGAGCGTGGCGGCACTTGGAGCAATGAGTTGATAAACGTGGTCGGCTCTCGTGATTGGACGCTCAAGCGAGCAAAGCTCACAGACGAAACATTAAGCCTCGCTAAACGGTTTTGTGAAGAGTCGCTAGCTTGGCTCATCAATGACGGCCACGCCAAAGCAGTTGAGGTTTCAGTATGGCGAGAGAAGCCAAACCAAATGGGTCGCAATGTGATGATCACCTTAGCCGATGGCTCTCAGTTTGATGTTCCACTTTCAAAGGTTAACCAATGAGTACACAACGAAGCCTAGACAGTTTAATTGCTCGCGCAGAAGCCAATCTGGTATCTGAAACGGGGCAAAACAACCCTGCGACCAAAGCGATAGCCGCTGCCATTGCTGGTGTCAGCTATGGGCAATATGGTTATCAAGATTTGCTGTTCAGGCAGCTGCACCCAGAGACTTGCTCTGAAGAGTGGTTATACCTACACGCCAATCGCCATAAAGCCCCTCGACTGCTGCCCACGTTCGCAACGGGCCGAGTACAGTTCACTGAGCTGGGCGACACGGTGGTGATCAAAAAAGGCACCCGTTTAACGCATGACAATCACGAGTACGAAACCACCAAAGAACAATACAGCAACGTCCCCGTTGACGTCATTGCGCTTGAGTCTGGCGTGGATAGTAATCTTCTCGAAGGTGCGGTGCTTACGTTAAGCGAAGGACTAAGCGGTATTGATCCAAACAGTGTGCTTTCACTTGGCATTGGCGGAGGTGCCAATATTGAAGAGCTAGAGCACTGGCGAGTACGTGTCATCGTTGCATTTGAAAAGAATGAACTGATTGGCAAAGCGTCGGATTACGAAGTGTGGGCCGTATCGGCTCACTCAGATGTGGATTTTGCTTGGGCGCTTGATAACACCCCACAGCGAGGCATGGTTGAAGTGTATATCGGTGCGCGAGAAAACGACCCAACATTAAGCACTGAAGTGGTCAACTTGGTGCAAGGCACCTTTGAACAAAATCGACTCGCAGGTTGTCACCCATTGGCTCACCTACCAGAGCAAGTCCCAATAGATATCGAGATCCAAGGTATTGAAGACCAAGTGGTGCGAGACGATGTGGTTACTGCACTCGAAAACTTAGTGAAAGAGAAAATGGGCAACATCGACCCGGCAACCCAAAAGCCGGAATCCATCACTAACACTGAAATTGTTTTAACTATCTCTACCGTGACCAATAACTTTATTGTTCGCTCTCCGGTTGGAGAAGTCGCCATTGAGAACTATCAGATACATGTATTAGGAGGCGTGACGTGGACACCTCCGACTTAATTATTGAATACAGTGCCAGTGATTTTGAAGGCGCCTATCGTGAGCTATTACCCAAAGGCGAATATTGGCAAGACACCGAGAACCTAGAGCTTGCCAACACTATCCAAGGCATTGCTAAAGACTTCAAGCAAACCCATGACGAGATTGAACTGTCGCTGTTAACGGAGTTTGAAGAGCAACAGTTTGGTTGGAAGATTTCAGACTATCAACGGCTCTTGATGACGATGGGTTCAAATGGTGTGGTTTATGACGAAGTGGCAAATCCAAACCTCATCAAGATAGACCTTTACAGCTACAGCAATGATGTGGCCTTTCAAGCACTAGAAGAAAAACGACTGCCTCACACCAAGTTTCATTGGATTTATCCTCTCGAAGCAGAAACAAAGTTTGAACAGGTCACAGCCTTAACCATTAAGCCAGAATTTAGATCTCAGCTTGAACTAGAAACTGAAGCACCATTCCTGTGCTGCACCGCCATCACATGGCAACTTGAAATAGGAGACACCGTATGAGCACGCTGCAAGCTATTCCGACTCAACACGGGATAGACATTTTAAATAGTGAGCTGAAAAATACTGTAACCAAGTATCGGCTCATTGGCGCGTTAACCCATGACGCACCGAATGAATCATTGTATTCATTCCATGAAAACACCATTGAAACCAGTTACTACGATGATAATGGCGTTTTAACCTTTATTTTGAATCTGCCTATTGAGCAGCACTTTGATGAATACCTACACCAAATCCATGTACTTGATAGTAATGACCAACCAGTGATCGAACGCACGACACCAAAAGTGGCACTCGCCAAAGGTATCGGCGGCATGGTGACACTCAAAGTAGCGGTTTCGGGTGAGGCTAGTGAGGTGATTTTTAAGCACAGTGAATTCGTAACTGAAACTGAATTGAATGAGTTACACCTAGCGCCGATTAAAGCGGCACTAGCAAACATGGTGGGAATGGTAGGAGAATTTCATCACCCTGGAGAAAAGCCGGCTTGGATTGACCTAAAAGGCGGCGAATTATCAAGAACTACCGACAGACTGCTTTGGGATTATGCAGTATCTGCGGGTATGACGGTAGTACAAGCAACCAAAGACGCTGACCCTATGACTCACGCAATGAAGTTTGGTGATGGTGATGGCACAACGACATTTACAGTACCCAATCACCATTTAGGTCATTTCGTTCGTGGTGCATCAAATGGTGTCGGTCATGGTGAAACACAGAATGCTGCAATAAGGAATATAACTGGTACAACTCAAGCTATCCATGCTCAATTTATTGGTAATCCCAGTAGCCCCATTATAGGTGGCGCCTTTTCGTCAAACCCAACGTCATACCCCGGTACAAATTCGGCACTTAGTGGTAGCTCAACAAAACTCAGTGCTTTTGATTTTAACGCATCAAGGGTTGTTCCTGTAGCTAACGAAAACCGCCCATACACGGCAAACCTTTCAATTAAAATTCACCGAGGCTGGATGTAATGAAAATAGCGTATCACTACGATTACAAAACTCTCGTTTATCAGAGTGGTAGTCAAATCCATAAAGTGGCTGGGTACGATGAGTATATATTGCCTCAATTTGCGACTTTTGTTGAAGTGCCAAAACTCGATATAGAAAATGAACAAGCCAGATTTGACGAGCAAAATCAGAAATGGACGGTAGAACCTAAGTTTATCGAAGTGACGGCTTATCATAAGCAAACTCACGAAACCAAAAACTTTGATGATGTGTCTTTAATCACGGACGACTACACAAAAGACAAGCCAGCCACACAATGGGACGGGTGGATTGACGGCTCTTGGGTAACCAACAAAAGCACTCAATATATTGCTGAATGTAACCAAGTCGACAACGTTCGCCGCAGGCTATACGCTCAGATATGCGATCCCTTAATTGCTGAAGCCAACATTAAGCGCTTACAAGGTTTTGAAGATGATGCACAAACAATAGAGGCTCAAGCCTTAGCTGCCCGTGACAAAATCCAAGCAGAAAACCCTTGGCCAACACAACCAACTAACTAATCCGAAACACATTCAAGCCCAGCTTCTATGCTGGGTTTTCTCGCCCAGCTCTCTGAACTTCTATATCTCAACACTAGAAATGCCATCACTCCCCTTTAAAACTCCACGAGATACACTGCTCATGGGGGAACTAACAACTAGCCACGAGAGAGAAATCCATGAATGAAACAGAGTCAAAGGCACTCGTCGTATCACTACTCGATGTCACTGGCCTAAAGAAAATCTTCGCTTCTATTAGTGCAACCCTAATCAGTTTTGGCGTAAATGACGTACTCCAAGTTTTGTCTGTAGCAGTCGGTATTGGCGCAGGCATCATGGCTATTCGCCACTACGCTATTGCAACTAAACTCAGCCAAGCGCAGTTGGACAAGTTGAACTCAACAAAAGAGGGTTCAGCATGAGCATAAAAACCAAAGCAATACAGACTGTGGTGTGCTCTGTTGCCTCCGTTCTTACCATTGTTTTTACCATTGATTCAGAGCTTACTACCAGTGAACAAGGCCTCAGCCATGTCGCGAATGAAGAAGGTTGCAGACTCCAACCCTACCAATGTAGTGCCGATGTGTGGACTGCGGGGCTTGGTCATACAAGCGGTGTTACAACACAGATAGTGTTAACCGAGCAACAAGCGGCTGAGTATTTTATTGAAGATATCTCAGCTGCCGAACAAGTGGTAAACAAACACATCACCCAAACCGCTAACCAGGGCGAATACGACATGATGGTGAGCTTTATCTTCAATCTTGGCGCCGGCAATTTCACGCGCTCTACCTTACTGAAGAAGTTTAACCAAGGTGATCATCAAGGCGCTTGTAACGAGTACCCAAGATGGGTGTTTGTGAATGGTAAAGACTGCCGACTCAAACAAAGCAACTGTGCCGGTATTCCTAAACGCCGAACCAAAGAACAACACGTTTGTTTGAATGGGTGGTGATCATGTTAAACCAATATCTAGCTTTATTTAAAGCCATTGCCTTTGCTGCCGTCCTTAGCGGTGTCGCTTATTGTTCGTATGACTACGGCGTAACCACCACTGAGGTCAAAACCTTAAAAGCGCAAAATGCCCTATGGGACAAAGTAGAGCAAAAACAAAACGAGGCTTTTCAGCTCGCCGTAAAACTGGCGAACCAAAAGCCTGATATTCGAATTGAGTTTCGAGAGATAGAAAAAGAGGTGATCAAGTATGCTCAAAAGAACAATGATAAGCAGTGCGTTATTAATGATCCTGACAGGATGCACATCCGCGCCCAATCAGTGCGAGCGCATAATCGAGCAATCGGTATTCAGCAACCCTCCACCGTCTCTGATGGTGCCGCCAAAACCGCTACAGGTTACGAGCGAGACGCCGAAGTCTTAGCGGAAGATGTGGCGAACTTGCAAACCTGTGCTGAGAATGCAAAAAAATTACGCGACCTCCAAGCTTGGATAGCCGCGCAGTTATAGGTGGTTCAATATTTCACTTGTTTATCAATCAAACAATTGCAATTAATACCTTTTTTAAAAAGTCGATAGCTTTATTAAGGTTTTTAACTCTAGCTTTTTGAACAAGTTGCGCATCTTGTGATTTCTGAATATATTCATTCATTTTAGCTATACCAGATGTGTCTATTGAAAGCATTAGGTTGGCAATGTCATCTAATATTAAAGACTCCACACGCATTTTAAGGCCTCCTATTTTTAGTATCGCATTACGTTTTTTCCAGTTGCTTAAACCTTCCGCAGCCAACTCTAACTCACCAATTTTGTTTAAAATATCTTGTTTAGTTTGCATGCCATCCCCCTATTGCGATGGAAACAATTCAATCAATCCAGAGAGTTCCTTAGTCGTATCAATGACGTGTTTAGTATACTTATCTACATCACTCACTAAACCCTTGACCGAATCCTCATTAAAAGTCGCCTTCAGTACTGCCTCACCAGCTTTTTCAGACTGAATGTAAGCATTCAGAACAAGATGCAATCGTTTCATTGTGGCGACATACTCTTTAAGCTCTGCTGATTTAGCCTTTATTGCTTCCAAGTCTTTGTTAACTTTGGCTCGGCTGTCATCATTATCTTTTTTAAGACTAGCTAGACTTTGGAGTAGTTCTTCTGCATCTTCTTTTGTTAACTTGTTGTTTGGCTTAATTAAATCCTCAACAACCCCTTGCTCTTGTTCTGCTTGCTCAGCGTTAATGTTATTTGTTGCCAGCGTAGCTAACTTGTCACTAGCCAGTATCAGTGCTTGGGATTGAATCTCGACCATCTCCATTGATTTATCAAAATAAGTAAGTTGTTTCGTTGATAACGTTTTCACTTCTTCAGGTGTAGCGCAACCGCCCAACACAATCAAAACCATTAACGCTAAGAAATTATTCAGCGTCATATGAGCCTCCACTCGTATTGATATTTCTATTAACATAGACTATATCCTTAAAGCTTCCATTAACCTCACAAAGCATATGAGCTAGATCACATAAATAAAATCGTTCTCAATTAATTGTAATGAAAACTAGGACTCCCTTAGTCAACTAAGATTAAGCCACACTCGCTTGCTCTAGACTCTTATAATGATTCGGCATAATCACCTCACTACCCACAACATCATTCAATTCTTGCATCATATCAATGAGCGGTAGCAGTTCGTTCTTGTGGAACAGCCAGTCCACCTTATTTAAGTCGAGTGACGTAATACTCTCACGTCGAATGCTCATCAACTCAATAGGCACACGGTGAACCGAAAGCACTTCGTTCATGGTTTGGTTCTTCACTTCTTTGTATGAGTCTTTGGCTTCAACTTGACCAATTGGCTTGAGCTCTGGGGCTTTGGTGTCTTTACCTTTGGCATTCACAAATAAGTTTTTAAACGCCATGCCCTCTTGAGCTTGAAGCTGCTTCTTGATGGCCTTTTCTTGCTTCTCTGTCATGGTTGGCTCGTTCATATACAGCAAGTAACCGGCATGGTTACCGTTACGGTAGTACTGACGACGAAACAAGGTGGCATCATCGTTCAGCCAAATAGAGGTCAAAGAGCTAATGTGGCTCGGTAAGCCATACAACTCTTGAGCAACGTCATAATCTCCTAAATAGAACACTTGGTTATATTTGTAGTCGATACGCCCATCATCATCGTAAGCTCTTGGCTTATACGACCAACCCAAGTCTTCACGCCTACGCATGTAAAGTGTCGGTAAGTGCTTAAGCTTAACGACTTCGCCTAAACCTCTATAATCACGAATCACCTGCAGGTGAGCACCACCAAAAGTGAGGTAGTCTTGAATAAAGCGCTTTGCATCTTGGCGTGAGAGTAATCCACTCAGCGCAATGGCATGCATTAACGTATTGCGCTTAAACTCAATAGCACTCGAATGCATCGGGTTCGTGCGCAGTGCCTTGGCTAATGTATCGAGTGCAACCGGCGGTTCGTATAAACCATCAACCAACGCCACTTCTAAATAGCTGAGAATGTCGCTGTTCATCACGCTCACGGGGTTAGAAAATTCAATCTCTATCACTTGGCCTCTCCAATAATTAGGCTAGAAGAACTCGACACTGGTGTTGGTGTCATTGTTTATATCAATCGGCTCCCAACGCATCACATGCATCGAAGCCCAGGCTAAATCCGCATGAGAGCCAATTTTGCTGCGGTTGGAAACAAAGGTAATTTGGTTACTCACCTTGGTGGTTTGCTGGCGAATCATTAAGAACGAGTGAACGAGATCATCCCATTCCGCTTCAAACTGTAAGCGGCCACTGTTAATGATTTCTCTCGACTTGTAGGCCATCAGTCGTTTCACTTCAGGTGAGTAATCCAGCTCGACCAGAGCTGGGTAAAACTTACGAACCAGTTCAGCGGTAGCCGAGCCTACGCCACTGGTATCCATGGCCATGTACACCACATTGTATTTCTCAGTAATGCCGCGAATGGTGTCGGCTTGTTGCTCATAGCTGGAGCCTTTAAGGCGAACCCGCTCAATAAATCGGAACACGCCGCCTTTACGTCTAGGCTTTAACGCCACCACTAAGCCTGCATCATCCGAGCTCTCACCCGTACCGCCACCTCTTGGGTCATAGCCGACTAAAACTTCTGCGTTACCCACGGGTCTTGCTTTCTCGTGGTCGACATCTTTCCAAAGTGAACTGTCTGCCTTACACGCCAGTAGTGCTTTCAGTGAGAAGAATGAAGCGCTGTCGTCCAAAAACTTACAACGCAATAGATTGTCGAAAATCTCTTTAACCGGATATTTACGCTTGAGCTTATCCATGTTGAAGAAGGTCGCGCCTTTCTTAATCGCATCATCCACCGTGATCATTTGACGGAAGATAAAATCAACACCCAAAGCACCGGCTTTTAGCGCCTTGTGGCTAATATCAATGCCGTGCTCTTTCTTGCCTTGCCATTTCGGGTAGGCTTCATGGGCCATGGTAGAAGGTGTCGAAATGTAAGTGGTGCGGAACTGCGATTGCATCGACATACCGCCCGCGTAATTATCTAAATCCGCAAAGCCTGGGATCCAGAACACCTCGTCCCAATACATGTGGCCGTTAAAACCTTGAGATGTCGCTACGTTGGTGGACATAAAGCCAAGGTTCGCGCCGTTGCTGAGCTCGATGTCGTCCTTACCTTTTAAGTCAACTTCACCAATCTCTAGCGCAAACTTACGAATGTAGTTTTTGAAGATATAGGACTGCTTTTTCGACGCAGAGATAAACACCTAGTTGTCGCCAGTCAGCACCGCATCTTCAAACGCTTCAAAGGCAAAATAGAACGTAAGACCAATTTGACGCGACTTAAGATAAAAGCGCACTTCATTGATCTCATCGTTTTGCTTATGGCCGTGAATGTCCTTTTGGTATTCGAAGAAGGTTTTCTCGCGATATTCGTCCAACATCTCTTTGGTTATGTGGGACACATCGTTCTTCGTCTTATTTGGCTTACGACCACGCTTTTGCTCGCCATCGTTTCGGCCAGCTGGTCGGTTGCGCCTTTGCTCTGCTTCATCACGTTTGAATTGCTGTTCGAGCAACATCTTGAGCTCACGCTCTTGGCTCTCAAGCTTTTGGTCAACCCACATCAAGTAAGCAATGCGCTGTCTCATCATTAATTCGACGGGCGCGTCATCCCTCAGCGTTTTCCAATCAAACTGAGTTATCCATTTTTGAACCGTGCGTGTGGCTACGCTAACCGTTTCTGCAATTTCAGCAGGCTTACGTTGGCGTAAAAACAGTCCCAAAGCTTTCGTTTGGTCGGCGGTATAGAGCGGTTCGCTAACAACATTATTTTCCATGTTTGCATAGTGCTACAGCGCCTGTGATTACTCAGCTTGATCGATTTCTATATCAAGCGTTTAGAACTAGGACAAATACAAAAAGGCGGAGGCATTGGGTAAATTGGAATCATCGAATTTAGGAGAGTTTAGGCATGTTCCAATCAGAGCCAATTTGTATTTTACAGGCTGGAGCAACCATTGATGGTCGAGTCATTGAGCAAAAAATCATTGATGAGATTGCAGAAACTTACAACCCAGACATCTATACAGCTCGAATTAATGCAGACCATTACCCCTGGAGTAACAAGTACGGCTCTGTCCTCTCTGTCGAAAAAAAAGAAGACAAGCTATTCGCAGTACTGAAACCAAATTAAATGCTTTTGCGTATGGCTGAGCAAGGACAGCTTTTACATACCTCATATGAGTTCTATGAAAAGTTTGCAGACACAGGGAAAGCCTATCTGACCGGATTGGCCCTGACTGATGAGCCTGCATCGTTAGGTACGACCCAGATTCAACTGTCTGCCAGCAACAAAGATAAAGCGTGCGTCCCAACGAGTTTTCAAATTACCCCAGAACAACTCTCGAAAGACACCGAGGAAGAAGCCTCGATGTTCCACACATTTAAACGCTGGCTTAAGGGCGAAGGTGAACTTGAGCAGCTCTCACAACAACAGGAAGAAGACGACATGAGTAAAGAACTTGAAGAGCTACTCAAGCAAAGCATTGAGCAAGGTAAAGAAAATCAGCAACAACTCAGCCAGTTAAAT